GCTCCCGACAAAATACAAAGTTACGCAATACCAACTAGTCGAGTCAGCAGTTGCTGACATGCTAATCAGCGGTAATGGGTATCTTCTCAAACACAGAAATTCAGACGGTGAAATAACCGCACTTCAGCGCGTGCCTTATATGCTTATGAGTGTCAAGGGTGAGTTAGTTCCTACGAAATACAAAATTGGCTACATCGAGAAAGAGTACAAACCAGAAGATATTATCCATTTTCGTTTTTATAACCCTGAGAACTCCACCATAGGCGTATCACCGCTTGAAGGTTTGCGTGAAGTTCTGGCTGAAGAATGGGAAAAGTCAAAGTACAGTTCTGGTTTCTGGCGAAACGCCGCTCGTATTTCGGGCGTGATTGAAAGACCGCTTGAAGCGAAGGAAATGAGCGAGGCAGCAGCACGCAACTTCCGCCAGCAATGGCAGGAAATGTATGCAGGTGAAGACAACAGCGGCAAGACTGCTTTGTTGGAAGAGGGCATGGTTTTCAAACCGATTTCATTTAGTCCGAAAGAAACAGAATACATTGAGAGCAGGAAACTCAATCGTGAAGAATGTGCCAGGGCGTTCCATATTCCCCCACCGATGGTCGGAATCTTAGACCGCTCGACATTTTCTAACATCACTGAACTCCATAAGAGTTTGTATATGGATGTGCTCAGTCCGATGTGCGCGAGGCTTGAAGACGATTTGGATTTGCAATATTTGAGTGAGTTCGAAGATTTGAAAAACGCATACACCGAGTTTAATATTGACGAAAAACTGCAGTCTGATTTCAGTATGCAGCTTGAGTCGCTACGGCAGTCTGTAGGCGTTCCTTACATGACACCAAACGAAGGTCGTGCGATTCTGAACCTTCCACGTTTGAAGAACCCCCTGGCTGACACCCTAGTTACCCCTCTCAATATGGCAACCCCTGAAATGGTTATGCGACAACAACAGAACAAAGACGAAACGCCAAAGATAGAGACTAAGGCATCGGCTGAGTCAATCTTGCCAGAATATCCCGACCTGGACAAAGACTTTGGTGAGAAATGGCACAAGTTGATGGTGAACGTTTTTACACGCCAGAGAGACGCTGTTCTGCCAAAATCAAAGATGGACAAGCTGGATGTGCTTTGGGACAAAGAACGCTGGGACAAGGAAGTCGCTGAGGACTTTTTGAAACTCACAGAAGAAACTGCCTGGGCTTATGCTGATGCTTTCGCTGGACAATTGGGGGCGCAGTACAAGCAGGAATGGATGGAAAAGTGGTTGCAAGAGAACGCCAGAATCGCCGCCGAATACATCAATAAAAGCACTTATGAGGATTTGGCAGAGGCTTTACAGGCTGAGAAGCCACAGGACGCTATCAAAGAAGTGTTTGCGGCAGCCTTAGCAGTAAGAGCGGTACAGCTTGCTGAAGACCGCCGTGCGATGGTAGAGAGTTATGTTGAAGCCAAAATCGCTGATGCGGTAGACCAGGTTGTAGGAAAGATTTGGACGGTCAGAAGCAACAATCCCCGTCCAGAGCATGAAAAGATGAATGGCGAGTACGTTGGGAAAAAAGAACTGTTTTCTAATGGGCTGAGCCATCCGAGAGATTATAAGGGCAAGGCTGATGACAATGCCAACTGTAAATGTAAGGTGACATGGGTAAGAAAACCTGTAGACACCACGCCTTTGAGGAGCGAATAATGCGAACTGTAATTTGGGGATCACCCTGCTCTGGTAAGACGACTTACGTAAAGGATAATGCCAAGCCTGGGGATTTAGTGTTTGACTATGATGCACTTTATGAGGCAATCAGTTTTTTGCCTTCAAAAATAAGAAGTCCAGGCTTGAAATCAGTGATGTTTGAATTGACGGACGCGGTTTACGAAATTATTGAGAAACACCCCGAGTTAGATGCTTGGGTCATTACAGCGACTAAGGATAAGGCAAGGGCTGAGTCTTTGGTGAAAAGATTTGACGCGACATTAGTCTATTTGGAAATAGACCGTGAGGAAGCCCATAAGCGTTGCGATAAAGATAGCCGACCAGAAGCTTGGCATGGTTTTATTGACGAGTGGTTTGATAGTCAAACTGGCGAAACAGTAAACATTACTAAAGCCCAAGAATTAATAGAGAGTGGCGACCTTATCAGCAAGATATGGAAAGCCGCAAATAGTGAAATATTCAAAAAAAAGGCAGGCAAGATGGAAAAGAAATCATTTGAAACCGAACTTGAGTTCAAAGAAAACGCCGATGAGACTGGTCAATTCAAGGCAGTGTTCAGTTGGTTTAATGTAATCGACAAGCACGGTGATGTTACCTTGCCAGGGGCGTTTGAGGATGGGGCGAAAGTCAAGATTGCCTCCTGGGGACATGCGTGGGAAAACCTGCCTGTGGGTCGTGGCGAAATCCGCCAGGATGAAGAGAAAGCCTGGGTGGACGGTAAGTTTTTCCTTGATACTGCAGCGGGTCTTGAAACCTACAAAACCGTCAAAAATCTCGGTGAGTTGCAGGAGTGGTCGTATGGATTCGAGACCATTGACTCATCCGAGGATAAGAAAGATGGACGGACAGTGCGAGTTCTGAAGAAACTCAAAACTTTCGAGGTGTCGCCTGTATTTATTGGTGCTGGAAACGGCACGCAAACTTTAGCCATTAAGAGCGAGGGCGAAGAGCCTGAGCCAGAAGTGGAGCAGGAAGTCAAAACTGAATCAGAGACCGAGGAAGTCGGGAATGAGAGCGGCGTTGATCCTGCTGACGTGAAATTCTTATTAGACATAATTGCTTTGGAGGCAAAAAATGAATAACGAAAAATTTATGAATCTCTTGGGCGATGCCCGTGAGATTGTTGAAAAGGCTCTCTTCGAGGGTCGCCCCATGACAGAGGACGAACGCAATAAGTCCATGAACATGGTGGAGGAAGCGAAGCAAGGTCT